TTATTACAATGATTTCGTCACCCTGCTGCGCCCATTCCCAGACCTGCTGCGGAATGTCCTCGGGGCGCACATCCGGGTATTCCTCGACAAAGGCCGCATAGATCTGGCCGTTCGGCAGGGCGTTCGCCGCGCGGTTGCGGCGCACATAGGCGTTGTGCCTGGAAAGACCCTGTGCCGCCGCCTCGATCAGCTCGTCGAGCGTCAGCTCATGGATCTCGCCGTCCGCCTCGACCGGATAAGTCGTCTCGGCGGACTGCACCGGTGCTTCCGCCGCCGCGAACGGGTCGAGCGGCATGGTGTTTTCCGGGTTACGGTTGTTCGGTTCCTGCATTTGCTGTTTCCTCCTTCTGGGTCTGTCGCTGCATGCGGAGCGCGTGCAGCAGGTCGTGTTTGCCGCGTACCTGATAATCGGGCACGTTCTCGAGATAAACGAGCGGGTCGGAGATGACGCCGCTTTCGAGCAGATGGTCGCTGGTCGTGGTCTGCATGATCTCGGACCAGTAGCTTGCCGCGCCGACATCCACCTGAAGGCGCATATCCTGTCCGGCGAGGGTCGAGAAGTCAAAGCGCTGCCTGTCCGGCTCGCCGCCGTCCTCATCGGGCAGCACGAGCGTGCGCACGCCGTAGTGCACGCCCATCATGTCGAGAAAAATGCGCGCCCAGTCCTCGGTGAAGCGGTAGAACTCCATTTTTGTCAGCTCAAGCGGCGCGGCGGTCGCACTCTGCACCGCGATGATCGCGGAGGTGTTGTCCGGGCGCACCGTGCCGAGCGAGGCCTCGCTCGCGCCCATCAGCTCCATCGTGTCGGTCATCATCTGCCGGAGCAGCTGCAATACCTGTGCGGAGATGTCGGGCGCGCGGAATGCCGCCGCGATGGCCTCATTCGGGTTGCCGCGCATGGCGATGGCCTTGCCGACGTCGTTCGACCAGCCGTTCGGGAAACGGGTCATATCGTAGACGATCTTCGGGAACGCCACCTGCTTGATGCACTGCACGTACATGGAATACAGCTTGTTGATGGCGATCTGGTTCGGAATGGCCTCGGTCAGCGGACTTTCGCCGTGACACGAGCCGCGCACGCGGTTCCAGCACAGGTGCGTCACCGGATACAGACGATAGGGGAGCACCTTTTCACGCATCACGGTCGCGTTTCGCACGGTCTTGCAGAACGCGATGCCGCCCTCGACCCGGCGCATATGCAGCAGCACGGTCACGCGCTCCTCGCCGCCGTTCACGCGCCAGCGATGGTATTCGCCCGCATCATCGGCGCGGATGGCGCTGATCTCATCCTCGGAGATGCCGTTTTCCCTCGCCTCGCGCCGTACCTCATCTACATCGCGCCGCATGGCGATGATGATGTACGGCTGGCGCTGCACCTCGTCGCAGGCCGGGTTGCCGAAGCAGATGTTGGTCGAGTCGATGAGATCGACGGCAATATCGCCCTTGACAGCCTGACCGGTCTCGAGCGCCGGATCAAAATGAACGTAGAAGCAGGCGTCTCCGTCTACGCAGGCGTTCTTGAGCAGCGGCCGGCCGAGCGTCTTGACGCCCGAGCGTTCGATGGCGGAGGCGAAGGCGCGCTCGAGCACATGGGCGGTGCGGCGGCCCTCATTGTCCATCTCGAACGGCGTGACGCGCACCGCCACATCGTCCGACACGAGCATCGCCACGAACAGATTGACGCAGCGGCGCAGCACATTGAAGATCAGCGGATCGAGCGACTGCACGCGCAGGCCCTCCCACTGTCTGCCGAGGTAGAAGGCCTCGTTGCGGCGCACGCGGTCATACAGACCGATGGAGCGCTTGTAGTCGCGGTCGCGCTCATATCTCCGCCAGACCTCCGCAGGGGAGCGGTCAAACTGCATTTTCGTCATCCTCCTCTCGGCCGTAGGCCATCAGCGCCGCAATATCGCGGCTGAGCGCGTCCTCGGGTGCGGCTTCCGCCGTGTTTTCGCGCGGCAGGCGGCACGGCAGCGTAAGGCCGCCCGACACCACCGCGCCGGTCAGCACAAGAATGGCTGACGCGAGCGCGTAGCATAAAACTTCCATGAAAAACCTCCTTGTCAGAACCGCAGAAACTCTCCCACCTCGGCGTCATAGGCTGTCGGGATACTCGGAGCAGGCGGTTCGAAAACGGTCGCCGCGTAGCCGCGCAGCGCGTCGGGCGCGTGCGTCAGCTCGTGCGGCGTGTTCGCCGTGTCGGACGGATTGCGCCTGTCGTGCTGCAAAGCCGGCAGCGTGCGGATGAGATTGCGGCAGGTATTGAAGATCGTGAGCCGGGGCCGGGGCTCGCCGTCCATGTCGCGCCGCGGCGCGAGCAGTTCATGCAGCGCAAGCCAGCCGGCTACGCGCTCGTTGCTCGACTTCTCGAAGCTGAGGCCGCAGTCTGCGAACAGCTCGACCGCGCTCCTGCCGGTCTCCTGCCGCCGGTTCCACAGGTCGGGCGGCGCGAGCCGAACATCGATCTGTTCTCCGGACGCCTCGCAGGAGAGAATGCGCGCGGCGGCTTCAGAGATAATCAAACCCGGTTCATATAACTCTCTGTATACCACGCTGCGCCCGTCCGGACTCTGTGCGATCCACAGCGCCGCAAGCATATCCAGACCGTAGTCGATCGTCAGATAGCGCCGCCATTCGCGCGGGATCTCGTGCGGCGGCACGATATGCAGGGCGGGGGAGAACTCGGAGAAATACCGTCCCTCATCCAGCTCCCACACGCCGTCGAGCAGCGCGCGCCTGTCGTGCACGGAGAGCAGACGCAGCCGCTTTTCGTACCCGGCATCGGCCCTGCGCAGAAACGGATTGTCCGCGAGCCGCGCCGGGAGGAAAAGCCGCGTTTCGCCGTCGAACGCATGCACCTCGTCGGGCGGCATCGGATCGATGTAGCGGCTCTTGACCCACTGATGGCCGATGCCGCCGGGATTTGTGGTCGATTTGACCTGCTTGGGATACGGATTTGCGCCGCGGATGCGCGAGATGAGATAGGTGAACTGGCTTTCGGTGAAATGCGTCAGCTCGTCGAACCGGATCACATCGTACTCGGCGCTCTGGTATTTGGTCACGTCGCTTTCCGCGTCGCAGTAGCCGAACTCAAGCGTCGAGCCGTTGATGAAATCCCAGCGGTGCTCGCTGACCTTGTAGCTCGCGACGCTCTGCGGATAGAGCCGCATGGCCGCCGGAACGAGCGAGCGCTCGAGCTCGGGCATGGTGCGGCGCAGCATGAGCTGCCGCGAGCCGGGATAAACGACCGCGAAACGCAGCGCATCGAGCAGCTGACCATGGCTTTTGCCGCCGCCTGCCGCGCCGCCGAACAGCGTTTCAAACGCCTCCGACCGCATGAATGCGGCCTGTCTCGGCGTCACGCGGAATTCGCAGCCTCGTCCACCACGCGGAATACGATCTCGATCGGCGCCTTGTCCTGCTCCTCGCCGAGCATCACGCCCTTTCCGACCGTCCGGTCGAGGATTTCCTTGATCGCGCTCAGACGGCTGTTCGCCGGAGCCTCCGAGTCGTCCGCGATCTCGTACAGCATCCGGATCAGTTCGTCCGGATCGCTTTTTTTCTGCACAATATCAACCACCTCCAGAAGAAAATGAATTCGGGAGAAGCCGGTCTGCCGTTCCGTCGTCCTCCTGTGAGTCATAGAATAGGAGCGGAGCGCGGATTTGTCAAGAACAAATGTTCGATTTTTGAGTCGAGGTCAAAAGATTGACCATTTTTTACAGAGACGCCGGTTTCTTGCGCCGCAGCTCTTGCAATTTATTGACCGCTGCGGTATTCTGATATAGTATGGAAAAATATCGTCGGGACTCACACACGCCCGGCTGAGGCGGCCGTCTGTCCGGCAGGCAGAACGCGCCGCATACAGAAAAAGGGGAAAGGCATATGAATAAAATCAAACTGATCGCGCTCGATCTCGACGGCACGGCGCTCACGCCGCAGAACAAGGTCGCGGAGACCACGACTGACGCCGTGCGCCGCGCGCGAGAGGCCGGGGTATATGTTGCTGTTTCGACCGGCCGCATCTGCGGCGAGGCGCGTGATTTTGCGGTCGATCTGGATGCAGATGATCTGATGGTCACGTCGGGCGGCGCGACGCTTTCGAGCATTTCGGGCGAGGGCTGCACGATGCGCATGTCCATGCCGTGGGAAGCGGCGGTCCGCGCGGCGGCGGCGGTCGAGCGCATCGGCATGATCGCCATGATCTACGTCGGTGAGACGCTGCTCATCACGCCCTACGACGACCTCGGCTTTGGCAGCTACAAGACCAACGAGGGCTATCTGACCTCGAAAAAGGTGGTCCCGTCGGTCGCTGAGTATATCGCTGACCATCATCTCTCGGTCGATAAGATCTTCGTGCGCAGTCAGAACCCGGTAACGCTGCTGCGCACGCGCGCCATTCTGGAGCAGATCCCGGGCATCCGCGTGATGAGCTCGGCGGCGGACAATCTGGAGGTCATCACCCCGGCCGCCGACAAGGGAACGGCGCTCGGCATGCTGTGCCGCGACATCGGCACCGATCTCGACCACGCCGCCGCCATCGGAGACAGCGAAAACGATTTCGAAATGCTGCGCGCGGTCGCGCTCCCCATCGCCATGGGCAACGCATCGAGCGAGGTCAAGGCGCTGTGCCGCTGGGAGACCGACACGAACGCGGAGGACGGCGTCGCGCACGCGATCGACCGCATCCTCGCGCACAATAAAGCGTGTGACGAACAGGCTGAAAACAGTGGAATTTGACACGTATTTATGATATAATTAACCTGTCTCAAATTGCTTTGAAATAGGAGAGTCTATATTTTGGCTGCAAGAAAAACCACAAAACCAAAATCGGAAACAAGCGCACCGCGCACGCGGAAAAAGGCGGAACCGGCACCCGAAGTGCAGGAGAGCGCCGGACTGAGCCGCGCGGCATGGGGTGCGATCTGGGCGGGACTGGGCGTTCTGACCCTTCTCGCGCTGCTGCCCATCGACGGCGCGCTGCTGCGCTGGCTGCACCGCTTCATCGGCGGCTTCATCGGCCGCGGCGGCCTGCTTCTGCCGTTTGCGCTGTTTGCGCTGAGCGCGCTGCTGTTCCTGCGTCCGAAGGGACC